GCTGGTGTTGTGGCCGCCGATGGTGTGGTAAACGGATGCCCGCCATGCCCGGACGTGGTTGGGGGCTGAGACGATGTGGCTGAGGGTGGTGCGGTTCATGGGGACTCTCATCGCCCAGACCTGGTGTTCTTCATCCCAATAGTCCGACCCATAGCCAAGGCCCCAGCCTTCGGGGTAGCGGCCCGAGTTGCCGTCTGGGAGCAGTTCGCAGCAGTCGGACCAGACGAACCCGACCTCGGGATCTTGGAACGCTTGGTGGATTTCTGCCAGACAGTCGGGGGTGAGTTCGTCGTCGTGGTCTAGTTCGACCAGGATGTCGCCTCTGCCGAGCATGAAGGCGTCGTGTTTGACGGCTCCGATGTTGCCGCCGCTGGGGGTGTGGGGTCGGTATGCCCGGATTCGGTAGCGTTCGTCGGCGCATAGGCCGTAGATGTGCCGCCAGGTTTCTTGGCTGGGGCTGTCGTCTAGGATGACTGCTTCCCAATCGGTATGTGTCTGAGCCTTGAGGGAAGCCCACCAGCGGGCGAGGGTGTCAGGCGGGGTGTTGTACGTCGGGGTGACGACAGAAATCATGCAGGCGGGTTCGGGAAATCTGCTACCGCTGACGGTTCCCACGTTGCAGGGAAATCACGCAACGCTTGACGGTAAGCAGCCCACGCTGCTTTATCAACAGGTGCATCAACGGTTTGTGTCCAGTCTGACGTGGCAAGAAGCGCATCACGGCGGAGGCGCATACGTTCCAGCCACCATTCGGTCGGCACTTCTTCGGGGTCTAGTGGACTTGCAAGATTCATTTAGGCCGCCTCGTAAATAAGGGTTATTCGTATTTGGTCATTGACCGCAAGTGTTACCGCAGGATTTGACCCGAATCCGCCGCCGGTTGCGTTTGGCGTATACATGAGAACGACTGTAGATGTTGAAGCGGCGTAAACCATGACGTTATAGATGGTCGTTGTGGAAGCATCGTAGACCCAACCGAAACCTACCATTTGCCCGCTATTGCTTTGGAAATTGACCGGGACGGTAAGGATGACGTTACTTCCTGCGGTTCCAGCGCCTGTGACAGTTTGGTATGTCGTAACAAATACCGTTTTTTGGATTCTCCCGTAGCGGGAAAGAGTATTAGTGCATGTGACGGTCGCCGATTGGGTGACGGTCGGGGTCCACGTTTCCCACGCTGCGCCGATGTCGCTGGCTTTGATGTTCGTCGTCGTGTCTTGCGACTGGCTGAGGTAGTCCCAGTTGGCTCCGTCCCACACCCGCAGATAACCCGTGTCGGTCTCGTAAATCAGCATCCCGGTGTACGGGCTGGTGGGGCGGGTGGTTGAGGTGCAGACTCCTGGGCGGAGTCCCTGACCTGCGCTAGACACACTCATGCTGACTCCTAGTTCCTAATCCCGTACACACGAATCGTGCCCGTATAAGTTGCGGCGTTGCCAGACGCAAAGATTTGGAAACCGTCGGCCTGGTAGGTGTCGGTTTGTGCGCCGCTGAAGTTGTATTGGGAGCCTTGCACAACCTGGGTGCCTTGAAATCCAGTCGGCCCCGATACCTGCGGATTAAACACATAACAAGTGCCGACGATTATCGACGTCGATTGACCGCCGAGCATGATTTCCGTTACGCCTGTGTTGCTATTATCCGCTGAAAGCACTCCACCAGCGGTCGATGTGAAGTTAGCCCGGTTGTAGTTCGTGGCCTTCGGCGTTGTGCTGGCTCGTAGCCGAATGGCGGTGTACTGCCCGGTCAGACTGCTAGTCAGATTGTAGGTAATCAAGTAATGCGCATAGGTTGATGTGAAGCACCCGTCAATCGCTGGCGTCGAGGCCGCTGACGGACTGGTTGAGGTGATGAATTCCAGACCTGGCGGGTTTGCGGTCCCTGTCGATAGCAACACCCACGCCGAGCCGTTCCACACATACGCCTGGTCCGTGTCCTGCTGGTAGATGACCTGCCCGTCATACGGTGATGCTGGGCGGGCGGCAGCGTTAGCAACCACCCCCGGTTTGGCGATGGCGGACGGAGCCGAGAACGACGAGATGGGCATCAGGGGGCCTCCCACGGTTCGGGTGTATTGCCAGCGGAGAGCCACGCTAGGTACTGCTGGCAGGCGATGTTTGTATCGCTAGGACTGAATTGTTCGCCCGAGGGAAAATGAATGACCATCTGACGCTCGATGCCCTCTGGGGTTGTGTGAGTAAAGATTTTGTACGTCATAGTTCGTCCGATACAACCCAATGTCCAGATTGCCGACAAGGTTCCCGAGCGGCGGCGGTGTCAGCAGTTGTGTAGACACGAACGGAACGACTTCCTCGGTTGTCGTAAGTCATCGTGTTGTTCGTTTCGGTTGCTGACGTATAACGGGTAAGGGTCCATGAACCAGCGGTGCCATCTGACCGATAGAAAGTCATTGAGTATCCAGTTGACCGTTTCTGGACCTGGAATACAAGGTTATGGATTGGGTTTCCAAGAGAGTTTGCTAGAACAGCGGCTTCAAGAAGGCCAACGCCAGTACTTGTTCCTGGGGCTGTTGCGATGTCATACGACTTCTCGTAGTACCGCTGGCAGAGTGCTAGTTCGACACCGATAGGTCGCTGCTCAAACGGGGTCGGCTGATAGTTCTGCTCAAGTTGCACACCCGTCCAGCACATGTACCCGCCGCTCGTTGTCGTTGGGTATTGTGACGCACCAGTAACCCCAATCAGGTTGCTGTTAGCCCATGCCCCGCTAGTGCCCTTGTAATCGGCACTAGAGCCAAGGTCAAAGAACAACGACACTCCAATTTGGTTGTCCGTATACCAAGTCCCTGAAGTAATTGGCAATACCTGAATTGTTTTGTATTCCCAAGTGTTTGCACTGTTGACTGTGTAGGAAAACGGGAATGACCAGTAGTTCACCGATGTGCTTCTAAGACTCCCACCGAATGTTCCAGTTGCGCCCGAATACACCCAAAATGAAAGTGTGGCTGGCTTGGCATCAGACCTACCCCACGACAGTTGAGCAGAGTTGAAGCCCTCAATATGTTGAAGGAAATAGTTTGGTTGACCAGTGGCCGCTGGTGTTGCACCAGTCGTTTTAGTGAATTTGATATACGAACGAAATCCTGCGGGCGGCAACGGAGACGAGGTAGTGCCGCTTGTTGGTGAAAGTTGCTGGAATGTCCATGCGCCAGAAGTTGAACTTGACGTTACCCATCTGTCTACGGGGTATGCACTGTTAGTTGACACGGCTGCGCCAGCATTCCGCTGGTCAATGGTCATTGCGCCGTTGATGATGACATTACGAAAGCCGAGACCAGCGGGAAGCAACGCCGACGAACCCAACGCAGCAGAAATACCCATCAGACTTCTTTCTCCCACCCGACAGCCGTCACCGACACAACCGACCCCGTATCCGAATACCCGTAAAACTGCTCCGTAGCAGTCATCGTAATAGCCGTATCCCAAACCAGGGTGTCCCCGGCAGCAACAGGCAAAGCCGACAGCAGACGGTTCGCAGGAGTCGCCGCCGTGCCGATAGCCAAATACACCAGACGGTCCGTGCCGTCCGTGTTACAGATAACAATTTGCTTGACAACCCAAACCCTGGAGGACGGCACAGCCGAACCAACCGTGGCGTTCGATGCAGTCAACGCAACTGGGCCTACCAGTCGCTTCTCGGTTCTATCTCCAACGGCCATCTAGTGCCTCCTCAACATCCAACGTCTGTCGTGATGATGGCTGCGAACGAAGTCGAAGTCATCGGGTCGGTCGTAATCTTCTGCGGACGGAACACCGTTCCGTCATACACCAACGCATAGCCCGACTGGGGGCCAGTACCAGCCGTGCCGTTTGACATCTTGATAGTGCCAGAACCGTACGGGTCGGAAATAGCAACAGAACCAGTTGTGCTGTCAGCAGTCACCGTAACGTTCGATGACATACCGGAACTGACGCTGATAAACGAGGCGTTCGTTGCAGCCTGATTGATGATGCTGTGGCTGTTGCTGCTATCCACCCGCATGACAGCGTTGCCAGGGTTGTCAACAGACAACTGGACTTGCTGGTTGGCTTGCGGGCCGTCAACGACCACGTTGTCAACGACACCTGACCAGGCTGAACCGTCCCAAACAAGCGGCTGGTAGGTGTAGGTGCCAGAAGCAAGCGTGACACCCTGCGGTCCTTGCGCACCCTGAGGTCCCTGGCTGCCCGTAGCACCCTGTGGACCCTGTGCACCAGTCGAACCCTGCGGGCCGACATCGCCCTGCGGTCCCTGAGGTCCCTGACTGCCGGTAGTACCCTGAGGTCCCTGTGACCCCTGCGGACCAACATCGCCTTGGAAACCCTGCGGACCTTGCGGTCCTTGTGAACCGGTCGCTCCCTGCGCACCTTGCGCACCTTGTGCACCGGTTGCTCCTTGAGGACCCGTGTCACCTTGGAAACCTTGAGGACCCTGAGGACCCTGTGTTCCTTGCGGTCCTGTCGCTCCTTGCGCTCCCTGAGCACCCGTTACCCCCTGAGGCCCCTGAGTGCCCTGAGGACCAGTGTCTCCTTGCGGACCTTGTGAACCTTGCGCACCAGTGGCACCTTGAGAACCAGTCGCTCCTTGGGTCCCCTGTGGTCCTTGTGAACCCTGTGCACCCTGAGAGCCTGTAGCACCCTGCGCACCCGTAGCACCTTGGGCACCTTGGGCACCGACTGGGCCTGCTGCTTCCGAACCGACAACAGTGATGACGTGGCCTACCGCCACACCAATCGACTCGAACGCCCGAGTAACGGTAACGGCAACAGATGCCATTAGAGCCTCGTAACGTCAGCCAGGACTGTCACAGTGCCCTGTAGGACCGTTGTAATCGTCCCAGAGGCGTTCTCTTGCAAGTCCCAGTAGTAGTAGCCGGGGTCCAAGGCTGCGGTGCTTGTAGCCGAAAATACGGCTTGCATCACACCATTCGCAGCGTCAGTGATAGCACACGTTGCGGTCGCAGAAATAGCAGAGATGTCAGGGGAAGTGCGCAACTGGGCTGCATACGTGCGCCCCGTAATGTTCACAGGGGTAGACCCATCGGAGGTCATGGTGACCTGAACCGTTTCGGTGTCACCCCGAACAAAAGTTAGATTCTGAATACCGGGTTGCGCCATACCAGACGGATACTACCACTTCACCTTGTCAGCCCAATATGCGGCAGACATCTTGCCCTTAGCGATGTTCTTCGCATGGCGGGCCTTGAACGCCCGGTTGCGGGCAGAACCGTCCGGGGACCCTTGGACACCCTGTTGACCGAACCGAATCAACTTCACCTGGCTACCAACCTTGGCAAGCACAGCATGAGACTTCTTAGCGTTCGGGGTCCGCTTCGGCTTGTTATACCCAGCGAACTTCTCGCCCCGATATTCGATAGTCATTGTGGCTCCATTTCTACAGCACCAGAATCAGATAGTACCTGATAAGCCCCGACAGCGATAGTGGCAACCTCACCCGTTTTCATAACATATTTGTTATTGGCAACCTGAGCGTTCACAGGACGTAACGCCCGAACCTGGACGGTCGCTGTGGGATTTTCCCACACAGGGTTATCCAACAGTTCCCCGACGGGCAGAGCCGCAACAAGTTTCCTTGACGCTTCTGCCCATGAGAACTTACTGACCCCGGCAGGGCGTTTGCGGGGGAGTCGCCGCTGGTATGCGTCTGCCATCGCAACCTTCAACAATTCAAGGTTTGGTTCGTCCCACTGGCCGCACGTCCTAGCCTTCGACTTCCCGCACGGCACCACCCACTCCGCCAGGTGCGCAAACTCTTTCTGCCCAGACGAATCCGACACGATGGTAGGGATGCCCATAGCGATGGCTTGCAACGGCATCAGACCGAACCCTTCGCCACGGGCAGGAGCCACATAGCAGTCCGCTTCGTCATACCAGTCCCGCTGGGTCTGCTCATCGAACCATTGGCGGAACATCACAATGTTCGGATGTTTCGGTTCCTCCGCATCAAACGCATGAGGGGCCGCTTTCACATACAGTTTCGCAGCAGGCAGGTTCAGTTCGGTGAACGCCCGCACAACCAAATCCAAACCCTTACGGTGCCACAGGGAACCCCCGGCAGCGAAAATGAACACGTCCCTGTCTAGGTTGGGGGATGTCCGCCAAAATTTGAGGTCCACCCCCAACGGGACTGCCTGCACATTACGATGATACGGGGCGAACAACTCCACGTTATGTTGGCACGGGACAAGAACTTGGTCATATTCATGCAGCCAGGGTTTGATAACAGTCGGCAACTGGTCGGTTTCCCACATTGTGAAAATGACACGATGCTGACCTTTACGCCAACCCTTAACCATCTCCGGCAGCATCATGTGGACGTTCACCGAAGCGTTCGGGTGGATTACAACAGTCTTTGGGGCGTGGTCCACGAACCCTTTGAACATCGACCCGTAACCGACACGGGGGTCATTGACCCCGTTCCATGACTGGTAGTTCACGCCACTTCAACAGGCGGTGCGACCGGTGCCCCTTCAATCTGCCAGCGTTCCGTAGCACCCTTCTCCAAAACTGCACAGCCGTCAATCTGACGTGGCTGCAAACCCTGCTGACGTAAACGCTTATACGCAGGCATATCTTTACTCCACCGTTTCTCACGGGCGTTCGCTTCACCGACAGACGCACCCCGAGACGTGGTGGTGTTGGCCCCCATACGGACCCCCAACACTTTGCAACCGAAACACCCTTCAACATCAACAGGATGTTTTTCTCTATGCTTCAATGTAATCCCCGTATCCTGCTGCTATCAGGTCTGCTTCCTCTGTAGCGGTCAGAGGATGGATGTGCCCACCGTGGTAGATGTGCGCTATCTCGGTGTCGTCATCTGGTTGTGATTCGGTGAAAGAACCGTTGGTTAGTTTGTAGACGTTGCGTCCACGGGGCCAGCCACCAAGATAGGCGAAGATGCCTCCACCTGAGCCGTCATCGAAACGGACGAACGGGTCGGTGGGCGGACGAAACGTAGCCATTGCCTAAGAATAACAAAGACCCCCCGGTTTCCCGAGGGGCCAATGCTATTCCTTGTCGGAAAGATTACGAGTTGGCTCCGAGGCTCGAAGCCGATTCGATACGACGCAGTGCTTCCTGACGGAAGACGCTGTAGCCGACGAAGTGCTTCCAGCCAACCGGACGGAAACGCTTCAGCAGGTCGGTGACGGTGCCGTACACGATGGTCGGCTGTGCGCCGTACTCACCGCCGAGCGACACGCCCTTAGCAAGAGCCTGACGGCCCATGACGAGGGTACCGTACACGTCGATGTTGCCAGCCGAACCCGAGTTGTCCGAAGCGTTCTCGAACAGCGGGGCACGGGACGACTCAATGAAGCGCACGTTGTCAATCATGCCGATTTCGCCGTTGTACAGACCAGCAGGCTGGGTGTACTTGTACGAGTCACGCCAACCACCAGCGTCCACGTTCGAACGGAAGTCGAACGAAACGTCAGGGTGGATGAAGCCGACGTACGAACCGCCAATGGTCGGGACGTTGGCCTTACGCAACTGGGCGACAACCTTGCGGACATCGTTGATGTGCAGCACGTCGTCGCTGTTGATGGTCGTACGGCTCGACGGGTCGGTTGCGCCGCCCGTGGCGTAAATCACGTTGTCGCCAGCCTGAACGACCGAACGGCAAATCGTGTCAATCGACAGACCTGCGTTGTAGCCGACAGCCTGTGCAGCCACGGGGTCAACCGGGATGAACGAGGATGCCCGCAACTTGGCGGTCGTGACGGTTGCGTTACCGTATTCACGGAGCGTGACCGTAACCTGGCTGTCGCTCATTGCGACAGGGGTCACGTCCTCTGCTTCACCGAGTTCGGTGGTGGCAGCGGCAAGGTCAGCGAAGACCGTGAACTTGATGGATGCGCCAGGGTTGGTGGCGTTCGTTGCCTGAACGTCTGCGAACTGGTCGTAGTACATTTCGGGGCGGAGGGCGAAGTACGCCAACTTCTCAAATGCCACCTGGTCGGTGGTGAGGTTAGCGGTGCCCGTTTCTGCTGCATAGTAGTCAGCCATTTGGGTTGTTCTCCTTTAGAACTTTAGAGTTGGATTCCTTGTGCTTGTGCCTCAGCAAACACGGCAAGA